GCACGAGTAGTCATACCTTTACCATGACCATCTTTAATGATGGGCATGACTTCTACGTTGCCAACCTTTTTGTTTTTCAGTTTTTCTTTTCTCTTTTTAGAATCAGTTTTAAATTGATCGTAGGATTTCATTATTTTTTCTTAGACATGGCAATGATTTTGCCGACCTTCTTGCGTCTTGCAAGTAGGTACTTGTCTGACTTATCCTTATCACCATCGTTATCTACATCACCGTCTTCTTTTCCAACTGGATCTAACTTTTTCTCTGCTAGTTCTACTTCTTCCTTAGCAGTCTTTGCTGCTTTTTTGAATGCATCAGGTGCAGGATATCCTTTATCGCCTTTCTTAGCAGGAGATTCTCCTCTCTTTCTTTTTGCATGGATGTTGTCGTAAAGACCTCTCTTACCTTCTTTTATCTCATCTTCATGTGGTATTGTGTTACCATCTTTNTCTTTCTGATGATGAAACTCGTCTTCCTTGACACAGTTAGGAACTTCCTTACCACCTTTTTTCTTAGTTCCCTTTGCTTTATATCCTTTCCAGCATGTAGAAGCACCAACATTATCTCTTGCCTGTGCCATACCTTCAGTAGCATATCTTCTCTTCTCTATAACGTATAGTTCACCATCAATTTCTACTTCTTCACGTTCTAAAACTTCGTACTCTTCCTTTGTAGCAAGTTGTGCNTTTGGTGATTCTTTCTTAGGACCTTTCTTTTTCAAAGAGGTCTTTTCAATTTCAGCACCGTGTGACTGAGGATCCATGCCATCAAATGGTGCTTCAGATAAATGAATATCTGGTAGGTCTGTGTTCTGGAAGCAATCGCCACCCATCCACTTTCCATATGATTCCATCAAACCTGATGAAAACTCATCATTGTTGTTGACGGTATTAATTGTCTTTTGCTTCTTCATTTACTTACAAGGAGGTTCTTCTCGTATTATTTATAGCTCTAACATTCTTAATCCATTCACGGAACATCTTTCCTTCTTCAGATATAACAATTGCATAGTTACCACCCACTCTATGAATGGTTCCTTTGACTCCTGTTCTCGAAGACATGACACTATCACCCTCGCTTAGACCTTCATCATGTCTTTGCTGTTGTCTTAGTGCTTGTTCTCGTAATTTCTTAAAATTTATCATTTATAGTTTGCGGGTAAATTCGCTGCTACTTCCATCATTAAAGTTTTACAATCAGCATCTCCTAGAGCACTTGGTATACCAGACTTGAACGTTTTATAATCACCAGCAAATGCTGCTCGTCTCATTTTTGTTCCTGATATCTTAAATGTATCACCATCTGCATCCCTTGAACCAGAAGATATGATGTCTAATGTACGAAAAGAAAAATCTTTATCGTTACCATTGTATTTATGAATCCATTGCATCGCTGCTACTCTATCAGATCCAACTAGCATCACACACTCATCAAATCCTGCCATCATTATGTCCTGTAATACTGCTACTGGATCTCTAGGTCCGCTATAGATGTGTCCCTTATGTGTAGGAAACATCTTGTTCATATAATATAGTTTTCTAGCGGGTAAAAGAGGGTTATTTCCCTTCATATCTACAGATTGTGAGATATAAATTCTATACTCATGTGATCCTGCAATACGTTTTACTGCATCAAAGTTCTCCTTATGACCTGTAGTAGGAGGTTGAAACCTACCAAAGGTAAAATAACATTTGTTGCACTTTAACGCCATTTTTTTGCTAGTGTAAAGTTAATGTACGAGAACTCTAGACGATTGACAAGTTTTACCATGTCACCATCTTTATGTAGAACATAACCCTCAGGTCCTGTGACCTTATATCCATTGTCTGTGAGTGCAAATGTTCTAAAAGTCTCTAAATCATCTAATTTATCAATTATAAACTGTTTGCTCTCTTGTATTTTTTTGTACAAAGTTATCATTGCTTTGAACTTATCTTCATTTTCTCTAAGATAGTTTTGACTATGATGTATTAACTTAGATTTTTGTGCTTTTGTTGCTGGTGTCTTTATTTTATCTACTAATGCTTTTGTTTTATCGTAGTAAAAATTATACAAACTAGCAAAAGTTTTACTGACGTCACCAATGGCACGTGCTGCTTTTATTTCCGAGTTAAAAAACTGTTTTACATAGGAAGCAACGTGATATTTTTCGTCTCCTTTTGTACCTGAGAATAAAACTAACTGATCTAAAAAATCTCCACACTCTTTACAATTTTTTTCTATAGCAGAAATCATCTTATCAAAATTTATTTCCTCTTGATGATTCAATCCCACTTTATGCATGGGTGTATCATTATTAATGATAGCAACTTCTCTAATTTCTTTTAGAGTTTCACCAACACCAGCTTTTGCTTGCATTGATGGTACAAAATCACCTGTATAATGTGTATGAAATACTATAATTACCTCAGCATTTTTAATTTTTTTACCTATTGGATGGTCAACTGGTATACCATATGTAAGTGCTTGGTTACCAAATGTATAAAGTCTCTCCCCATTAACAGTTTCTGTCTTTACATCAGATTTATCTGCTAAAAAGTCACCTTGTATCACACCAGTGATACCTAACTGAGAAAAATATTTAAAACATAATTTTAATTTTTTTGCAAGATCAGGTTGATGACCATAAAACATGTCTATACCACCTTCACTAGCAGCAATTTTTGGTTCTTCTTTATTGAAGACTGATTTAGTTCCTATAAAAAATTCTTCTGTTAAAGGATCAATACCACAAACGACTGATGGTACACCATCCCACTTAGTCTGCATAAAACCTGTGCTATTATCACACCCAAGCATTTTTCTTATTTCTTGTAAGAAACTAACCGCAGCCATACACCCCTCAACTCCATAGTTGAGCATCTCATCTTCTAAATGTTCTAAATGTTTTAACTGTGTTACGTTTGCCATCAGAATACCTTTACAAATGCTGATGAAAAATCTAATTGAGAACTAGCAAACAAATATAATGCCTGTATAATTTGATCTGCCTTGGTTGGATTATCTCTTAATGCTTTTAAGAACCTAAGTCCATTAAGTTTACTNTATCTCCACTCTTGTGATTTGTATGCAACAAGAGATCTATACTGTGCTAAATCACGTTGCTGTGACAATCCTCTAACAATATTTTTTGCATCAAATTCNACTAACAATTCAGAGATCTCTCTAGTTATACCTATTGTAGCANTTCTTANTGGNAGGATTNCAACTGATTGTAAAAATTNNTATTATCCCAAGGCATAGAATTAGGAGCATATTCATTTACAATGCTCGCAACATTACCTCCACCACAACGACCATGTGCTGCTGTTGCTCCTTTTAATTCTATCTGCCATGATGCTTTCTTACCTCCAAAGTTTCTCAACTGAAACTTATCAAATTCACCACTACCATAGTACACATAAACATCAATAGATTGTTTTCCTTTATTCTCAAAAAATAAATCATATCCACCAGTTCTATTACTATCAACCCATTTATAAGATGACACTTTTGCTCTTCTTTCTTCTGGAGGTTCTCTATTCATGATAGAAAATTTTGCACTAGAAGTTTCTATTGGTTCTGTAATACCTTCAGATTTTTTTAATGATACACCTATAAGTTCTTTGCTTGTAAATTTTTCATCAATAAATTTATTAATCTCTGCTGCAGTATTTAAGTTTTTTATAGGTGATATATCAAATCCCCTTGTAGCAATCCATATATCAGCAGGATTCCATTTATCTTCTGCCGTAAATGTAGATTCTCCCAGTGTTGTTAAATTCTTATTGACTCTTTTATATGCATCTTTTATTTCTTTATCATCAAATCCACTACCACGATAGAATCTAGCATCTTGTACTCTACATTCTTGTTGAGAATACAGTTTATTTGCTGCTAGACAATGTGATTTATGCCATACAGTGCTAGAATACAAACTCTCAAATGCTGTATCCACGAAACAATAATTATCATATGCTTCTCTTAAAAGTTCTTCTGATATAGCTTGTCTAAAATCTAAATCTTGATTAACGAGATGGTATCTTACTGCACAATATACAGCAAACATAGACTCATTTATAGCAGTTGATGCTGATCCACCTCCGCTACCAGCACCTTGTATAGGTTTTACTTGTATACGAAATTTTTTATCATCTTCAAAAGGAATGTCTATTACATTTCCATCTACTTGTACATCATAAGTATCTCTACTACCTGTAATATTTTTACTGGTTATAGCAGTAACCAAATTATTAGTTACCTGACCTCTATCTGCTACATCTACTCTTAATTGAAGAAGTATTTTTGTTCTAGCACCAGCAGTTACATCTAAAGCTTTTATAACTTTAACTTCATTTGCATGATATCCTTCTTCACGTAGACATGTGTAGATATCACTTGCACGTGATGCAAACGATGCTCCTAAATTAGTAAATGAATTTTGCTTAATTGCCATTTACCTATTTATTTTAGCGGTCTCCTTTTTTTCTATTCTCGGAAAAGTAAACGTCAAACGATCCCTCAGGATAACGCTTCTCTAATTTTTTAACATTGGTAGCAATCACATCATCAAACGATACTTCGAGTGCCATACATGCTTGTGCTACATACCACATGATGTCACCAAGTTCAATGATCAGATGTTCTCTGTTGTCTTCGTTCCATGGTTTACCTTGGAATACCATCTTCTTAA